ATTTTGAACGGTAAAACTCCGACTCATAACTTTAAGGACGGTCAAGGCGTCAAGACGTGGGACGAGGTTAAGGATTTCGATAACGTGGCGGTCGTCGTGCCTAAAGGGTACGTCGTCCTCGATTTCGATACCACCTCCGACGCGGAGATCATGCTCGCGATCGTCGACGGTCTCGGTCTTAAAACTCGAGTAATGAAAACGACTCGAGGTATTCATTGTTGGTTTAAGGCTCCGTCTGACGACTGTAAAAACTTTATTAAAAACCGGCTCGCGGTGGGTATTTATTGCGACCGTAAAGCCGGAGGGCGTAACGCTTACGTCAAGATTAAACAAGACGGACTCGCTCGAGAGTGGATCCGTAAAGTACCGGCTAACGAAATGGAAGTTGTCCCGGCGTTTCTCACGCCGGTATCGGCTCCCTCCGGAAAATTTGCATTTAAGGGTATGGGAGAGGGATCCGGACGTAATCAGGAACTTTTTAACTATATCGTCTATTTACAGACGAAAGGTTTTAAAAGAGACGAGATCCGGAAAGCAATCGAGATTATTAACGACTATGTTTTTACCGATCCGCTCCCTGACTCGGAGATCGGTACTATTTGCCGAGACGAGGCGTTTAAGCCTGACGACGTAATCGAGGAGCAGATCCAAAAGGCGGCGGACAAAAAAGCCGGTTTTTCTCATAATGAGTTTGGGGATCAACTTATCGAGGAGTTTAAAATTATCGAGGTCAATAATTGCCTCTATGTTTACGAGGACGGATATTATCAGGCGGACGATAAGATCATTGAAAGAAAAATGATCGAATTATATCCGGGGATCCTCCAAAGGCAAAGAGCCGAGGTTTTGGCGTATGTTAAAATTAAGACTCACGTCAACGCCGGAGATCTTAAGGTTAATCCGTATGTTATCAATCTGAAAAATACTCGCCTCGATATACGCTCGTCAAAGTGTCTCGAGTTTACCTCGGACGCTATCGAGTTTGACCGGATCCCGGTCGTTTACGATCCGTCGGCGTATTGTGCCGATTTGGATAAAATGCTCAATCGGGTATTTCTCGGAGATCGTGAGGTTATCTCGCTTTTTGAGGAAATGCTCGGAGCGGTGTTATTGAAACATTCACGTTATCAAAAGGCTTTTTTATTTTACGGATCCGGATCTAACGGAAAGAGTACAATCCTCGATCTGATTAAGACGTTTCTCGGATCCCGTAATTACTCAGCGATCGCACTCGAGAAAGTGACTGACCGATTTAATACGGCAGAACTCGAGAACAAACTCGCCAACATTGGAGACGACGTCGACAATACGACCATTAAGGACACCGGTACTCTTAAAAAGCTGTTTTCCGGTAATTCGATAATGGTTGAAAGAAAAGGCGAGCGTCCTTACATGATCGAGCCTTACGCGACTCACATTTACTCATGTAATGCGATCCCGAGATCGTTCGATAAGTCGGAGGGTTTTTACCGCCGTTGGTTATTGATACCGTTTAACGCGCGATTTTCCTCAGACGATCCGGACTATGATCCGTTGGTCGGAGACAAGATCACAACCGACGAGGCTCTCTCTTATCTCTTAAATATCGGGATCAGAGGCGCTCAGAGGCTTATCAGAGTCGGACACTTTACCGAGCCTCAATCCGTTAAGGACGCTCTCGAGGCGTACAAAGCGGATAACTCGACAACGCTTAGTTGGATCGAGGATCAGGATCTTTCGATTGATTATTTTCTCGAAAATCCAAGAGACAAGATTTACTCTGAGTTTTGCGATTGGTGCAAGGTGTCCGGAATTAAGTCCACTATGACAACGGGTAAAAAAACTTTCTTTAAGGAGATTATCGTTAAATTTGACTTTGAGGATAAACCCTTACAGAAACACGACGGTAAGAGATATTTTATCGTAAAAATTGATTAGAAAGGAGCAATTTCAGAAATGAAGATTATTAAACGAAACGGCTCCGAGACGGACTTTGACTCGTCTAAGGTTTTTCAGGCAATCTCGGCGGCTAACGCCGGGGTTGTCGAAAAAGACCGACTCTCGGAGAGTGGTATTGTAAAAATAACGGCGGCGGTCGTGCATAAGTGCGAGGATCTGAAAAGGACGCTCGGCGTCGAGGAAATTCAGGATCTCGTCGAAACTGAGTTAATGATCGCCGGAGCGTATGAGGTCGCTAAGGGGTATATTAAATATCGCTATTGTCACACAATGAGACGCGGCGGTAATACGATCGACGACTCCGTCCTTAGTCTCGTGGAATACGATAACGAGGACGTTAAGCAAGAAAACAGTAATAAAAATCCGGAGATTATTCCCACTCAGCGCGATTATATCGCCGGAGAGGTGTCTAAGGATCTGACGAGGCGTATACTCCTCCCGAAAGATATTGTCGAGGCTCACGACGCCGGTATTATCCATTTTCACGACGCCGATTATTATATCCAACACTCGCATAATTGCGACCTCGTCAATTTGGAGGATATGCTCCAAAACGGTACGGTTATCTCCGGGACGCTGATCGAAAAGCCTCATACATTTTCAACGGCTTGTAATATCGCGACTCAGATTATCGCTCAGGTTGCCTCGAGTCAGTACGGCGGACAGAGTATTTCACTCGCCCACCTCGCGCCGTTTGTCAACGATACTCGCGAGCGTATGAAACGTAAATACTCCGAGTTGCTCGGCTTTATGCCTAATAAGGATTTCGATCAGTTTATCGAGAGGCTCGTCGCTGAGGACGTGAAAAAGGGCGTACAGACAATACAGTATCAGGTCGTTACTCTTATGACGACAAACGGTCAGGCTCCTTTTATTACCGTCTATATGAATATTAACGAGGTCGAGCCGGGTCAGACTCGAGACGATCTCGCTATGATTATTGAGGAGGTATTAGTACAGAGGATCCAAGGCGTTAAGAATGAGGTCGGCGAGTGGATTACTCCGGCGTTTCCTAAACTGATATACGTCCTCGATCATAATAACGTACATGAGGGATCCGATTATTTCTATCTGACGGAGATCGCGGCGGAGTGTACCGCTAAGAGACTTGTACCGGATTATATCTCGGCTAAGATTATGCGAGATCTGAAAAACGATAACGTCTATACTTGTATGGGTTGTCGCTCTTTTCTCACTCCGGATCGCACAACGGAAAACCTCGCAAACGCTAAGAACTGGATCCCGGGTAAAAAGTATTACGGACGCTTTAATCAGGGCGTCGTCACTATTAACCTCGTCGACGTTGCTCTTTCCTCCGGAGGAGACAAGGTCAAGTTTTGGAAAATTCTTAACGAGCGACTCGATCTCTGTTATCGCGCTCTTATGCTGAGACATAGACGACTCGAGGGAACGACCTCGGACGTTGCTCCGATCTTATGGCAACATGGAGCGCTCGCGAGACTCGGTAAAGGCGAAACGATCGACCGACTCTTACACGGCGGTTACTCGACGATTTCGCTCGGTTATGCCGGTCTTTATGAGTGTACTAAGTATATGACCGGTGTATCTCATACAGACCCGGAGGGTAAGCCGTTCGCGGTGGAGGTTATGCAAAGACTTAACGACACTTGTAAAGAGTGGAAAGATGAGGAAAATGTTGATTTCTCTCTTTACGGTACGCCGCTCGAGAGTACGACTTATAAATTTGCTAAATGCTTACAAAAACGTTTCGGCGTGATCGAGGGCGTTACTGATAAGAATTACATTACAAACTCTTATCACGTTCACGTTACCGAGCCGATCGACGCTTTTAGTAAGTTGAGTTTCGAGGCTGAATTTCAAAAACTTTCGCCGGGAGGCGCGATCTCTTATGTCGAGGTACCGAACATGACCGGTAATATCCCGGCGGTACTGAGCCTGATCCGTTACATTTACGATCATATCATGTACGCCGAACTCAATACCAAGAGCGATTATTGTCAGGTCTGCGGTTACGACGGAGAGATTAAGATCGTAAAGGACAAGTCCGGTAAGTTGGTTTGGGAGTGTCCGAACTGTAAAAACCGCGATCAAAATAAAATGAATGTCGCTCGCCGGACGTGCGGTTATATCGGTACGAATTTCTGGAACCAAGGACGTACACAAGAGATCGCCGAAAGAGTGTTGCATTTATGAAATACGGCGCGATTAAGAAAACCGATATAGCCAACGGCGAGGGCGTGAGGGTTTCGATATGGGTCTCCGGGTGCCGATTTCATTGTCCCGGGTGCTTTAATAAAGAGAGTCAGTCTTTCGACTATGGCGAGCCGTTTAACGCTTTAGTCGCTGAGGAGATTTATCAGGCGTTGAGACCGGATTATATTTCCGGCTTAACGATCCTCGGCGGCGAGCCGCTCGATCCTTATAACGTCGCCCAAGTGACGGCGCTCGCTCGAGTATTTAAGTTTTTATACCGCGATAAGACCTTATGGATCTATACCGGGTATAAATACGAGGAGGTTAAGGATCTCGATATTATGAATTTTGTTGACGTCCTCGTCGACGGTCAGTTTCAAGAGGATAAAAAGGATATTTCCTTACAATTTCGCGGATCGAGCAATCAGAGGATTATTGACGTCCAAAAGTCGCGCCGATCCGGATCATTAAAAGAGTGGAGGTTAAAATATGAGAAAAGCAGAACTTAATACTATTTTTGAGGACGGTCGTAACCGTCGTAAAGGGTTTATCGCTGTCAGGATTGAAACCGAGGGTAATCCGGCTCCTGAGATCATTATCAATAGCGCGGAGAATTTCGACGCTAAACAGAATTATTATAACAAGGCTTACGACGATAATCTGACGCTGATCGCCGCAAAGGAAAAAGGTAAAATCATTCGTATTACCGACGCCCTCGCGACGAGCAACCTTAACGATCTTTCGTGGTTTGCATATTAAGGAGGGAGCGCTACCATGAGTAATAAAATTACGCTCGACGTTTCTCTCAATATGGAGGAGACGGAGGAGCAAATTAAAGAGTTTTTCAAAAATCCATTGATCGAGGAGATCCGTATCAAATACTTTGTTGAGGATCTCGAGCCGATCCAAGCGATTAAGGGCGGCGATTGGATCGACCTCCGCGCGGCTGAGGACGTGAGTCTTTCCGCCGGAGATTATAAATTGATCCGTCTCGGTGTTGGTATGATCCTCCCGGAGGGTTACGAGGCTCAGGTTGTGCCTCGCTCCTCAACCTTTAAACATTTCGGTATTATTCTCGCGAACTCGCTCGGCGTGATTGATAACAGTTACTCCGGCGACGCTGACGAGTGGCATTTTCCGGCGGTGGCGCTAAGAGATACCTTAATACATAGGGGTGATCGGATCTGTCAGTTTCGGATCGTAAAAAATCAACCGAGGATCACATTTACTCGAGTCGATACTCTTAACGAGATAAGTCGCGGCGGTATCGGATCAACCGGTAAAAATTAAGGGGGGGCGAGATCATGATCGATATTATTATTGCTTTTATTTTCGGAGTGGTAATCGGTATGTTTTCTTTTGTGGCTATTTGTTGCGCGAGCGCGTCAAAGAAAAATAATCAACCTCTTAATAAGGACGATTGGAAAGAAATTCCTTAACAAAACGCGCAACAAAACAGTAACAAAAACGGGTATATAACAAAAACCGTTTAAGAGTAAAAATTTTCGACCGTAACAAAAACAGAGAGAGTAACAAAACCGAAAAGCATTTTGTTATTGATTTTGTTACCCTGAAAAGCCTTTATTTTCAAGGGTTTCAGGCTTTCCGCAACATAATAACATTTATTTTATCTATTCTTAAGAAAAATATATAATAGTAGTATAAGAGGAGTTATATATAACGGAAATATAAATGTATATAGGGTTTCACGATTTTTTTTGTTATTTTGTTGCGGTCGATTTTCCGGAGGTGCGAAATTATGGAAAATTCAGAGATAAAAGAGGTCGAGCGGAAAAAGCGATCACTTAAGCGATACAAGAAAACTCTCGCTTGTATTGACCGCCTCGAGGTTAAACTCGACCTCGTTAATCAGAGACTAACCTCTGTAAGATCGCCTAATCTCTCGGGTATGCCTCGAGGCGGTACGCCGGTCACGTCCGCGGATTTAATAGCGGATAAAATAGAACTCGAGGAGCGTATAGAGAGACTTAAGGAGAGAGGAGTCAGACAAAGGCGTGAAATTTTAGAGGAGATCGACTCGCTTGAGGATCCGAAACACGCTGAGGTCTTAGAACTCTTTTTTATAAATTGCCTTACATTGGAGGAGATCGCGGACAAGCTGAGATATTCAGATCGACACGTTTACCGTATTTACTCGGAGGGTGTCACTTTCTTATCAGAAAATAGTCAATAAGTCGTCAGGGCTTAAAGGCGTTTTAAGTGCTATACTGTTATTGTACCGATTTGGGCGAAATGCTTTGAGTCGGTTAGGGTTAGCCTCCATACAGACGGGCGAGGGGTTGTCATTTGGGCGGCTCCTCGTTTGTTTACGGCGATTTGGTGGAATTGGCAGACACAACGGACTTAAAATCCGTCGGATTTTTCCGTACCGGTTCAAGTCCGGTAATCGCCACCATGAAAACAGTTAAAAAGGGTCTTTTCAGAGGTCGTAAAAATCGGCTTTCTGAAAAAGGCTCTTTTTTTCATGCCTTTTTTTTGAGGGGTCTTATATAGGAGGTCTAAAAAGGGGGCATATTTTGAGGGTCTCTATAAGGAGGTGTTTTTTAGTGCTTTTGAAAGAGTGTAAAAGGTGCGGTAATCTTATCCCTTATGGGGCGGTATATTGTGAGGCTTGCGCTCCCATAGTGGCACAATATAGAGAGGCTCAGAGGGCGGTCTCTAAGAGGGCGGCTGATAAGCGATATAATAAGACGCGTGATCCTAAGTATATACGCTTTTACAATAGTCAAGCATGGAGAACACTCTCAGCCAAGTACACTCAGGACAAAGGTTATAAGTGCGAGTGTTGTGGTCGTATTGCTACTGAGGTACATCACAAGCAAGCAATACAGACCGAGTCAGGTTGGATAAGACGACTCGACTATGACAACCTCGAGTTGCTTTGTGTTGAGTGTCATAACAAGAGACACAAACGTTTTGAAAGACGAGAGAGACGATCGAGAGATTGATCTCTCTTTTCTTTTGCCGTTAGAAGATCCTAAAGACTTGGGCGTCTCTCCTCGTGTTGGTCGTGACAACCGGGGGTGGGTCGAAAAATATCAGTCCCATAGGGGATAACGGTACAGGGGGAGGCATTTACAGCAAAAACTCCCCACTAAAAAATATAAGGAGGTTTCAAGCATGATCCAAGGTAATTTTACCGGCGATAGTACAGTCGTTACCGACGCTTTATACCGTTACGATCTCAATCAGAAATTGAAAATCTACAATAGCGGTTTGACGTCGGCTCCGGCGGTGCATTTCGCCAACAAAAAGAGCGCTGAGGCGTTGGTCGTACAATCCACTATTTCAGGCGGTATTATTACGGTCGATATTCCTAATCAGTTGCTCGAAATGCCTTTTGAAATTGTCGCTTTCGTGTATACCGAGGTTAATAACGTCGGTACAACGGTTGATAAGATCAGGATCCCGGTTATTGATCGTCCTAAGCCTATGGATTATCAGTATTCCGATAACATTACGATCATGACTTACGGCAAGATCGAGGCTGATATTGTCGCGTATTTCAATCGCGCGGATAAGAAGATCGACGAGGTCGACGCCCGTTTGACTAAAGCGGACGAGGCAGAGGCTACGGCTCGTAAAGAGGCGGACGCTAATCTTAAGGCTCAGATCGACGCGATCGTTATCGGAGCGGCTGAGGACGCGGTCGCGTCCGTCGAGGTTGCTCAGGCGAGGACGGATCTCGGCGGTAACGCCTATCCGACTCTTAAAGACCGACTCGACTCGGTGGGTATCTTTGTCGGATCTGACGGCGGTATCTATCAGGCTGAGGAAAACGAAACAATTTAAGGAGGTTAATACACTATGTCTAAGTTATTAGCAACAGACGAGACCCTCGCTCAGGTCTCCGAAAATTTAAAACAGATCGGCGGAGCATTGGAAGTTATGAGCGCCTCCGCCCTCTCCGAGACTTTGGCAGATCCGGAGAGTTTACACAAGCTGATTCAATCCGGACGCGCTCGCGAGGTGCTGAGCGTCGGCGATCAGATCGCGGTCGCTCATTCTGAGTTTGGTACCCTCTTATGGGATATTATCGGTTTCGATCACGATAAGGACTCAACCGGTCTTTACGACCATTCTCTGACGGTACAGTTACACTCTTTACTCCCGTCTTATTTACAGTTTGACGCGAGAGAAAATGAGGTTGCTACTGAGGGTACTTTCTCCTCTGAGTACAGTTATTACAAGGGTACCGATAACGCCGACGTCTTTAAGTATTTGGTACCGGGTACCGATTACACAGTCGGCGCGGCTATTCCGGCGGACGAGACTTACTATCATTCCGCTATTCAGGACACGACCGGTTATATCGTGAGATACGGTTACAATAATTGGGAACACTCAGCGATCAGACAGTACCTCAACTCTGAGGCTAAAGCCGGTGAGTGGTGGAAAGCTCAGCACTTGGGAGACGTTTCTCCGAGTTATGCGAGCCGCGCCGGTTTCCTTTTAGGTCTCGACGAGGACTTTAAGAAAATTATCGGTACCACTAATAAGATCACGGCTCTTAACAAGATCACAGACGGAGGCGGATCCGTTCAGTCGACCGAGAAAATGTTTTTACTGAGCCGTACTGAGGTTATGGGAGGCGACGAGAACTCTATCCATGAGGGCGAGCCTTACGAGTATTACAAGAGACTGGTCGGCGATACCGTCGTGACCGGAGATTGTAAAAACCGTATCAAGTATAACGGTACTACTCCTTATTGGTGGTGGCTCCGCGACCCGAATACGGGTAACTCTTGCAGTGCGCGTGGTGTCGGCACGACTGGTGGTATCGACGGCGTCGGCGGCGCGAGCGGCAGTGGCGGCGTCGCTCCGGCTTGCATTTTAGTATAATCCCCTAATCAGCGCCCGAAAGGGCGCGTATATCGTGATTATATGAGGAGGGTAAGTTAATGTCAGTACCTAAACACTTACGCCGTAAGGGAAAGTTTGAGGTTATTACTAACGCCGAGGCTCTCGTCAAATATACGCTCGAGATTACCTCGAACGAGAAAAACTTTCCCAAGCGTTACCGTTGGTGTCTGACCTCTAAAATTGTAGATACAACCGTTGAAATGTTTTCCGATCTCGTCAAGGCTAATACGATTATGGTCGTCAAGAAAGAGGATTATATCCTCCGGCGTCATTATCAGGTAAAGGCATTGAGCGAGATCGGATCGCTTTTAGGGTTAATGCAAATCGCTTATGACGTTTTCGGGATTGACTCCGATCGCGCCGAGCATTGGACGAGGTTAGTTATCAACGAACAAGCCGCTATCAGAGAATGGCGAGACTCAGACAGAGAACGTTATAAAGACGTTTCTTAATAAAAATTATAGGTTATCGGCTATATGATCGCCGTCCGCGACCCGAATACGGGTAACTCTTACAATGCGCGTAATGTCAACACGACTGGTAATATCAACAACAACAACGCGAACAACAGTAACGGCGTCGCTCCGGATTGTGAGAAAGTCAGTAATTGAGTAAGTCCAAAAGACCGAAAAGAGTACACTCGCGCAAGGAGCCGAGACCTATCCGAAAGGAGAACAGATAGCGTCGACGCGGTTTACTCTTTGAGAGTAAGTATCGCTATCGGCGGCGCTTATTTTATTATGAGTGATAAAGACAAGGTTTGTACTTTCGAGGCGCTTTACAAGTCTGAGAGGATCTGTAAATGTGGCGTGATATGGAAAGATAGCGTCGCAAGTTACCACCTCAATAGATTTGTGAAAACCGTCCAACTTAAAGACCGTCTCAACGACGACTCTTACCGTTGTAAGCCGGGAGATAAGTTTTTCGTGTACGAGCCTAAACTCAGAGAGATTATGAGTATTAAATACGTCGATCGAATAGTACAACGCCGTTTTAACGACGACGTCCTCTATCCGATAATGACGCGCTCCTTTATTTATGACAACATGGCGTGTCAAAGGGGCAAAGGTACCGATCTCGCTATGGATCGTCTTAACTGTCACTTACAACGCGCGTACCGTAAATACGGTAAGAATTTCTATGTTTTACAATGTGATATACACCATTACTATCAAACAATGCCTCACGATAAGGTTAAAGAAATGTTTTTCGAGAAAATAACCGACCCGTGGAGCCGGGAGAAACTGACCGAGATCCTTAACACGTTTGAGGGTGACGTCGGTTTTAATCCGGGATCTCAGACGATACAGATCGCCGGAGTCGCGTATCTTGATAAAATGGATCACTTAATCAAAGAGAAACTCGGGATCAAGGGCTATATCCGCTATATGGACGACTTTATCCTGATCTCGCCGTCGAGGGAATATTTAGAGGAATGTCTTAAGGTCATAACGGCTCATTTAGACACTCTCGGTCTCACGCTCAATAAAAAGACAAATATTTTCCCGGTCAAAGACGGTATTACGTTTCTTGGTTTTCATTTTGTCCTGACCGATACCGGTAAGGTTATCAGGACGATCAAACACAAAAACATATCTCACGAACGACGGAAGTTAAAACGGCTCGTCGCTAAAGCGAAAGCCGGAGAAATGTCCCGGCGCGACGTGGATATGTGTTATCAATCGTGGAAAGCACACGCCGCGAGAGGTAACACGCGAAACCTGATCCTTAAAATGGATCAATACTATAATAATCTTTGGAGGTGTTAGAAATGTTCAAAGTCATTAGACAGAAAGATCAGACTCTCGAGGCTCTGATCGCCGCCGAAAATTTGACGGCTCAGGCTGAGGAGGCTAACGCTCAGATCGGAGAAACTCAGGGAGTCAATACCGATCAGGACGAGGTCTCCGCTATGATCTATGAGGAGTTGCTTAGCGCTCAGGAGACGATCGCCGCTCAGGATAAGACGATCAAGTCCCTTAATAAAACCATGAACGCTCAGAAAAAGACTCTCGACGACTTGGTCGAAAGAGTAGAGGCGCTCGAGAAACAGTCTAACGAGGAGGTGTCCGACAATGAGTAACGCTATCGTAAATATGTATTTTCGTTTGGTGGACTCCGGTCGCCGTACTATCGACGAGATCCCGGAACAGTACCGCGAGGAGGTTCAGGCAATGATCGACGCGAAAAACGCTGAGCCTGAGACCGAGTCTCAGGACGAGGAGCCGGTCGAGAATGACGACGCCGAGTAACGCTGAGTTATTGGAGGTTATCTCCCGTCAAGAGGAGATTATCGTCTCTCAGGCTGAGGAAATAAAACGCCTCAGCGCTCTCGTCGCCTTACTGGAAAACGATCGGTCGGCAGAGTAAACGAAAGGAGGCGGTACTTATGCCCGGTCAAAGACAGCCTATCGAATTGATCCAAGCTAAAGGATCCAAGCATTTAACTAAGGCAGAGATCCGAGAGCGACAAGATCGTGAGATTAAGCCGGTTACGGATAATATTACCGCTCCGGATTACCTGACGAAAAAGCAGAAAGAGACCTTTTACAAGATCGCGGATCAGTTAAAAAGGCTTAAAATTATGGGCGAGACCGACGTCGACGCGCTCGCCCGATACATTACGGCTAACGATCTTTACGTTACCGCCGTTAAAAAACTGAGATCAACCGAGGTAAAAAAAGATCCGGCTCTCTTAGAGGCTTGGTCTAAGTTGCAAGAGAGGTATTTCAAACAATGCCGATCGAGCGCTAACGACCTCGGTCTTTCGATCTCGAGCCGGTGTCGCTTAGTCGTCCCGGAGACAAAGGCTCCGACACCGAAAGAAAACAAATTCAAAAAGTTTGAAAAGAGGTCAACGGTTAATGAGTAACGGTTACGCCGTTATTTATGATCGTGTTACCGAGTACGCTAATAAGGTCGTCGCCGGGAAAATCGTCGCCGGAGAGTTACACGTTTTAGCGTGTCAACGTCATTTGAACGATCTTAAGCGACAAAGGACGCCCGAGTTTCCGTACTATTACGATCCGGCAAAGGCTAACGAGATCCTCGACTATGCCGAGACTCTGACGATCGCCGAGGGCGACGCGCCCAAGCCGGTTAAACTGATCGACTCTCAGGCTTTCGACCTCGGGTGTACGTTTGGTTGGTTTAAGACCTCAAACAATAAAAGACGGTTTCGCCGCCGTTATAAATCAATGGCGAGACAGAACGGTAAGACGTTTGAAAACGGTATAATGGGTACTTATATCGCCGGTTTCGGCGGATATTCTTTCGGTAAGTTATTTACCGTCGCGACAAAAAAGCGACAAGCGCGTCTCGCGTGGGAGGAAATGAGTAAGTTTATAACCATTGATCCGGATCTCAACGCTTACTTTGAGGTTAAGGATTACAAGTCGACGATCGAGGCTCTCGATACTATGTGTACGATCGAGGCTCTATCCCGAGAGGCTGGACTCGAGGACGGTTTCCGTTCAATATACGCCTCAGTCGACGAGATCCACCAACATAAAGACAATAAGATCTATAAGGCTTTGTACAACGGTACTCGAGCCTTAGACGAGACTCTCGTCTCTATGATTACCACTCGAGGCGACAAACTCAACTCATTTTGTAAGGAAATGGACGATTATTGTATTAAGATCCTCCGCGGAGTTTCAACCGCTGAGGATTTTTTCGTTGACATATATTGTCTTGATCCTAACGACGATATTTGGGATCCGGAGAACTGGGCGAAAGCTAATCCTTTTATATGCGCTCCTGGTAACGAGGAGAAACTCGAGGTCTTAAAAAATGACGCTCAGACCGCTAAGGATATGGGCGGATCTGACCTCCGAGATTTCCTGACAAAGTCTCTTAATATGTGGGTACAGAATACGGACGATCTGTTTATCAATCCGACCAAGTGGCAAGAGTGCGGATCAAAACGTACTCTCGAGAATATGAGAGGTCGCTCGTGTTGGGTTGGATTGGACTTGTCCTCCGGTGGAGACCTTACAACTTTCGCGCTCGAGTTTCCGGAGTCGTACTCAATCGACGGAGGAGACGCGAAAGAGCGTTTTTATTTTTACTCTCATTCCTTTATGCCGAGAGGACGTCTCGAGGAGCATATCGAGACCGACCTCGCTCCTTACGATCTTTGGGAGCAAATGGAACTTATAACCGTGACCGGCGGATCCGGGGATTTTAAAAATGACTATAAGTTTATCATTAAGACTCTGAAAGAGATCCGGGACGAGTACGATCTTACTTTTCTCGGTATCGGTATTGACCCTCATAACGCCGACGGTATTCTCTCAGATCTCGAGGCTTTCGGTTGTCCGGTGGTTATCATAGTACAGTCGTGTAAGAGCCTCAACGACGCTACGGTCGACGTTCAATTACTTTGTAAATCGAATGATCTCGAGTACAACTCGGGTAATGAGTTATTGACGTGGAGTTTCTTAAACGCTCAGATCGTCCGGAACTCTTTCGACGAGATTAAGGTCGATAAGCGACCCGGAGCCAAGTACAAGAGGATCGACCCGGTCGACGCTTGTATCGACGCTCACGCTTGCATGATTAAAAACCGTACAAAAGAGGTCGTCGACGTTGATAACGAGTTAGATAAGTACCTTAAGGCTATGGGTTGGAAGAAATGACGAGGAGGTGTGACAAATTGAATATATTTCAAAAACTGTATAAGCGGTTTTTCGCTGATAAGTCCTCAGACCGTCAGACGATCGAGTTAAACAACCTTTACAAGTTTCTCGGGATCGACGCTCGAGCAGACGGAGAAGTCCTTTCCGAGGCGACTTATTTCGCTTGTCTTAAGGTACTGAGTGAGTCGGTCGGCAAATTGCCGCTTAAGTTGCAACGGTACAACGAGAGAAACGGCGTTGTAACCGCTCGCGATCATGCTCTCTATACGATCTTACACGATCGCCCTAATCCTTATATGACCGCCTCGACGTTTTGGTCGAGCGTGGAGTACAACCGTAACCATTACGGTAACGCTTATGTGTGGATCCAAGGAGCCGGGGAGAGTATGAAACTATGGATCCTCCCGAGTGAGTCGGTCGAGGTTTGGTATGACGACGCTAAGATCCTCGCGGATCAACCGGACGTATATTACATATACTCCGGAGCCGGTAAGACCTATCGTTTTGGATCTGAGGAGATCTTACACTTTAAGTCGTCTAATACGTTTGACGGTTTGGTCGGTATTTCCGTAAAAGAGCGCCTGAGAATGACGCTCGGAGGTGCGGTCAAATCTCAAAAAATGGTTAATAAAATGTATGACTCCGGCTTTACAGCTAAGGCGGTTTTACAGTACACCGGATCACTCAACGACGAGAACGTTAAGACGTTTGTCGCCGGTATCGAGCAATATTCAAAAGGCGAACTCAGAGACGAGGGGATCGAGAATATTATCCCGGTACCTCTTGGCGCTCAGCTTACGCCTCTCAACGTGAAACTTGCGGACAATCAGTTTATCGAGGTCAAACAGTATACCGCCTTACAGATCGCCTCGGCGTTTGGAATTAAGCCTTATCAGATCGGCGATTATAGTAAGTCGAGTTATGCCTCCGCTGAGGCTCAACAGTTATCATTTTACGTTGATACCCTCTTGTATATCCTCAAACAGTACGAGGAGGAGTTAAGTTATAAACTCCTTACGACCGAGGAGGTTAAGAGCGGTTATCACTTTAAATTTAACGTCGCGTCGATCTTAAGAGCCGACCAACAGACACAGATCAACACGCTTTCGACGGCGGTTAATTCGTTTCTTTACACGCCGAACGAGGCGCGCGCGTTGCTCGATCTCGAGGCGAAAGAGGGCGGCGATAACTTACTCGGAAATGGTACAAGTATACCGGTACAGTATACCGGCGCTCAGTATACCGACATTGACGGCGAGGGCGATACAGATCCGGAGCCAACTCCGGAGGAGGAGCCTAAGAGTACGCCTGACGAACTGATTAAGATTATCGAGGCGATCCGATCCGGATCTCTGACATACGATCAGGGCGTCGCGGTTATGAGATTTTCTCTCGGTTATACCGACGCTGAGGCTCGCGAGATTTTAGGCTCTGAGGACGATTTCGAGGTTGAGGAGGAAACTATCGACCCTAACGAAGAAAACGGCTCAGAGGACGATCAGGGCGGCTCAGAGGGCAACCCTGACGAGGAAACAGATCCGGAGGAAGATCCGGACAATCCGGAGGATCCCGAGGAGGATAAACCGGAGGAATAAAATAGGATCCCGGCGACGGGTTTCTATATATACCCTATAAAGGGAGGAGGTTTAGGACAATGCCTAACGAGGACAAATTTCACAATTTCAGCGATCCGGACGCGATCCCGGGCGTGGTGTGTAAGGCGGCGAGTGTTCAATCCTTGGAAGTAACCGAGGAGGATCTTAAAAAGATCAATAAATACTCCCTGAGTCCTTTAAGTGCTGAGGACGTCTTTATCTTTAAGGCGGTTATCGCTGACAACGAACAAGACGACCGAAATTATATGCCTTTTAACCTTAAGGCATTACAAGACTTAAAGGATCTCTATTCCGGAAAGACCATGTTAAAGGATCACGATCGAAAAGCTGACAATCAGATCGGGCGTGTTTTTGATACAGAACTCGTACAAAATACACGAAAGACAACCGACCTCGGAGAGATCCATACCGAGTTAATCGCTAAGGTCTATATGATTAAGACCTCGAGTAACGAGGATCTGATCGCCGAGATCTCCGGAGGTATCAAGAAAGAGGTTTCGACCTCATGTACTCCGGCGAAAATGGTTTGTAGTATCTGCGGTACCGACAATCTGAAAGATTATTGTCGACACTATCCCGGTTTTGATTACGACGTTACCGATCAGGCAACCGGTAAAGTGTCAAAACGCCGTTGTAAGATGTTGTTACACGGTGCTAAGGACGCTTACGAGGTTTCGCTTGTGGCGGTACCGGCTCAGCCTCGAGCCGGAACTCATAAGAGTATAGGTTTTACAAAACCGATCGAGGCTCCGACTCCGGACGAAAATCCGGAAGAAACCAAAAAGAAAGACTCTGAGATTAGAGAGCGTATCGAAAGCGCTCGGATCGCGGAGTCTTTTAATTTTACAAAATTTCAGGAGGTAAAAGAAAATGAATAAGAAAATGCGTGAACTCATGAACAGTATTCAGGCAAAGACCGCCGAGGCTCAGAAGTACATGAACGGATCCGACGGCGTGGAAAAGGACGTTGAAAAGGCGTCTCAGATCATGGACGAGGTCGACGCTCTCCGTAAGGAGTACGAGACCGAAAAGAGGATTTTTGAGTCCGGTAAGGATCAGGGTATCGAGGGCGCGGATCCTCATACTCCGGAGGAAAACAAGACTTTGACCGGCGAGCAGATTATCGCTAAGGAAGTCCGCGCGATTATGGCTCCGGCTAAGTTTGCCTCTGATAAGGCTTTACAGGAAAGCGTCGACGAGGACGGCGGTTATACCGTTCCCGAGGATATTCAGACCGCGGTTAATCATTGGAAAGAGATCCAGTATTCTTTCCTCGACGATATTTCCGTTGAGCCGGTATCTACTAATAAGGGCGCTCGTACCTATCAGAAAAAGGCAGATACCGAGGCTTTTGTTGACCTCGACGAAAACGGCGCTATCACTAAAGAGATCGCCGCTCCTCAGTTTGAGCGTATTACTTACGCTATTCAGGATCGTGCCGGTTTCATGCCCGTATCTAACGACCTGACCGCCGACTCTGACGCGAATATTTCCGCGATCGTAACTGATTGGCTCGGTCGCGCGAATGTGGCAACCGCAAACGCTAAGATCCTCGCTATTATCGCCGAGCATACTAACCCGGGCGAAAGCTCTAAGGGTCAGATCGCTATCGACGGAGTCGACGGTATTAAGAAAGTTGTCAACGTAACTCTCGGTCAGGCTTACAAGTCCGGCGCTAAGATCATTACTAACGACGACGGTCTGAATTATCTCGATACTCTGAAAGACGCTAACGGTCGTCCTATGCTTAATCCGGATCCTACGGACTCCGCTAAGTTGTCTCTCCGTTGTGGTACCGTTGTTATCCCGGTTAAGGTCATTCCTAACAAGGCTTTCAAGTCTAACGGTACTAAGATCCCGGTTATTATCGGCGACCTGAAAGCCGGTATCAGAAAGTACGACCGTCAGTCTATGAGCCTGAAAGCGTCCGACGTCGCCGTTATTGGTAACTTTAACGCTTTCGCTATGAATATGACTTTAATTCGTGCGATCCTGAGAGACGACTACAAGGAACTCGACGCGGACGCTTACGTTTACGGTTACATTGATACCGCTACCGAGGGGGAATAAGCGCCCTCTCCGCGTCTGAGTCAACTTATAGCGAGTCCGAGTTAAACTCCATGACTAAGGCTCAATTACTCGAACTCGCTAACGAGTTGGGCGTTGAGGGCGTTTCCTCGGCAAACGTAAAGGCGGATATTATCGCCGCGATCATGGATAAGGAGGCGTAACGTATGGACGAAAGTAAAGAGTCAGTCGTTACGGTTGAGGAGGTCTTAGATTACCTCGGGATCGACTACTCCGACGATATGACAAAAAACAATATTTCAAGGTCGATCAAGTCCGCCGACCTTTATCTGAGAGGATCTATCGGAGAAGATTATCCGGTCGAGGATCCTCGCGCTAAAGAATTAGCCTTAATCGTGGTCGCCGATCTTTACGATAACCGCGGCTTACAAGCGCAAGGCGGAGGAAACGTTTCCTCGAACGTCAGGCGCTTAGTCGAGGATTTCTCCTTACAATTACGTCTCGAGTTGCGGAGGAGGGCGGACAATGGCTAAAGTTTATAGCCGTCCGATCTCTATTCAAAGAATTAACGAACTGACGGAGAAATACGAGGAGGTATTCCGTTGTCACGCCTCAGTCAATAAGGCGACCGACGATAACGAGTATCTCCGCGCCGGAGCAATCCAAGCGAAAAGAAAACTCGTCTTTGAGATCCGATACTTTCCGGATCTCGAGGCGATTTCTCTTAATACGCAATCTTACCGGATTGTTTTCGGAGGAGTGTCTTATAACGTGACGTCTTACGACGATTACCTTTTGAGACACCAAACTGTCAAACTCTTAGGCGAGTCCGTATGAGTGATACTCTTATCTCCGTCGATCAGTTAAGCGAGACGATCGGTCAAGAATTGACCTTATACTCGGAGAACGTTATCAAAGGCGTAAAGAAAAAGGCTAAAGAGAGTATGGATCAACTCGTTAAAGATACCAAGTCAACGGCTCCGGTCGGTCATAGAAAAAAGCACTATCGAGACTCTATCACGTCCCGAAAAGACAAAGAAAACGACCGATCCGTTACCTATGTATGGTATGTTGACGGATCAGATTACCGACTCTCTCACTTGCTCGAGAACGGTCACGCAAAGAAAAACGGCGGACGAGTCGCCGGTACCCACTTTATTAAGGCGGCGAGTGATCCGATCCTCGAGGAATATATTACCGCGTGTAAGGAGGTATGTCGTAATGGTTAAGCAGATTTTAACCGGTGCCGGGTTAATCGAGGGCGAGTCTTTCAAAGAGACCCGGTTTATTAAGCCGCCTAAGACCACTTACGCGGTATATTTGGACTCTTTTGTCAGTAGAGGAGCGGACGACCTCAATCTGATTAAAGATCACAGTACGAGTATTGAGTTATACGAGTACGCTCCGGATCCGGAGATCGAGGCTAAGATCGAGGCTCAGTTTGACGCTATCGGACAGAGTTACGAGAAAGCCGAGAGGGTTTGGATCGACGAGGAGCAACTATATCAAGTCGTGTACGATTTTGAATACACAGAAAAATAAGGAGGTTTCGTATTATGAAAACTACAAATAAAAGAGACGCCGAGGTAATTACCCTCGGATCCGGCGACGTTTATTATCAGGAATTTGACGAGTCGGTCGGTATGCCGGACGTTACCGCTCTTTGTACCAAAGAGTATCTCTTAGGTCGTATCTCCGGCGGTGCTACTCTCGAATATAAGGGAGATTGGTATACCGCAAAGGACGACACCGGCAAGGTTGAGAAAACTCTGATTACCGACGAGGAGTGTACTTTTAAGACCGGTATTATCACTTGGAACGGTAAGACTCTTGACGTTCTTTGTGCAACCGGTCGTGTGACCGAGTCTAACGGTATGAGATACGTTAAGATCGGCGGTATTGATAACGATAATCGTAAGTCTTACGTTATTGTTTTCCACCATACCGATAAGGTCGACGGCGATATTTGGATTATGATCCGCGGTAAAAATCAGGGATCCGTTAAGTTGGCTTTCGCCAAGGATAAGGAGACTACGGTTGACGCCGAGTTTACCGCTATGGCTCAGGACGACGAGGGTACCTTAATTACCTACGCCGAGGAGATCAAGGCTAACTAAGCCTATTATCATTTACAATTAACCACAGTTAAGCCGGAGGGGATCGGTCGATCTCGCTCCGGCTAATATTTTATGGAGGTGTAATCATGACAAGATCACTCAATTACAACACAGTTAAGAAACAGTACCTTAACGTAACTTTGGCAGACGAAAAAAATACCACTCTTATGATCGGGACTCCGACTAAGGCGGTTATGAATAGTCTTTTAACTCTCGCGGACACATTTAAGGACGTGAGCGAGGAGGACGTTTCTCCCGAGATCATGGACTCTCTTTATGAGGCTTGCGCTAAGATCATGAGCGCTAATAAGGGCGGTATTAAGATCTCAACTCAGGATCTCGAGGAGTTATTCGATTTCGAGGACATTTTCCTTTTCTATACAACCTATATGGACTTTGTATCGGAGATCACGTCCTCAAAAAACTAACGCTCCCTTACTATCCTTTAGCGGATAGCGAGGGACATAAGTACAAGATCGTAACGTATTGGGAACATTTAGTTAGCCGTTACGCCGGTATAAGCCTCCTCGAGGTCGAGGATTTGGACTATATCGACTATCTCTTATTACGCCGGGACGCTTTTATCGACGCGCTCAATCAGACGGAAAAAGGAGAGGAGTATCTCAATAACGCGTGGAGACTCGAGCAGACAGAGCCGGATCGTCAGACTTTACGAGAGAAATTCGGAAAGGAGGACTAATCGCGTATGGCTGGGGCAATTAAAGGTATAACCGTCGAAATTGGAGGCGACACTACCAAACTCGGAAAAGCATTAGCCGACGTCAATACAAAATCAAAAAGTTTACAAACTGAATTGAAAGGAGTAAACACACTCCTTAAATTTGATCCGGGTAACGTCACTCTGTTAAAACAGAAACAAGATCTCTTAAATACGTCGATCGCAACCACTAAGTCTAAACTCGACACTTTAAAAACGGCTCAGGCTCAGGTACAGGAGCAATTCGATAAAGGCGAGATTACGGAGGAGCAATATCGAGATTTTCAGCGCGAGATCGAGGCGACAAAACAAAAATTGTCAAGTCTCGAGCAAGAGGCGCGATCGTTTGGCTCGGTATTTTCTCAGCAAGTACAAGCCGCCGGAAAAAAGATAGAAGAATTTGGAACCAAGATAGAGGGCGTCGGGAAAAAATTCAGCGCTCTTTCTACCGCGGCGACGGCGGTACTTACCGGCTCAACGGTTTTAGCGTCCAACTATGAGGACGGAGTCGCTAAGGTTGGAACGGTCGCCGATACCTCTAAGGTATCTCTCAATCAATTATCCTCTGATATGTTAAAGTTATCAACTCAGACGGGTAAGAGTGCGACTGAGATCTCAGACGCAACCTATCAGGCGATCTCGGCGTCAGTCGATACGGCGGACGCCGTTAATTTCGTAGAAACGGCGACGGGACTCGCTAAAGCCGGTTTCTTAGAGACCTCCGACGCGGTGGACGTGTTGACAACCATTATCAACGCTTACGGTCTATCCGCTGACGACGCCTCGAGCCTATCTGATAAATTGATCCAAACTCAGAACGACGGTAAAACGACCGTTAATGAGTTGTCGTCAAGTATGGGTCAGGTAATCCCTCTCGCGTCGGCTTACGGCGTAAACATTGATAACTTATGCGCGTCCTACGCTCAGTTGACTAAAAACGGTGTCGCTACGTCCCAAGCCGGTACTTATCTTAAGTCCATGCTTAACGAGTTGGGCGACTCCGGATCGACCGTTTCCGGTATCTTACAAGAGAAAACCGGTAAGAGTTTCGGTCAGTTAATGAGCGACGGTTATTCTCTCGGCGACGTTCTCGGTATCTTGCAAGATAGCGTCGACGGAGACTCAGAGGCTTTCGCCGGATTATGGTCGTCCTCCGAAGCCGGTACCGGTGCTTTGTCTTTGACGAGTGCCGGAGTTGACGCGTTTAACGCCGAACTCGGTAATATGGGAGATAGTCTCGGTAATACGAGTAACGCTCTCGAGTTGCTCGATACTCCGTCCGCAAAGGCGAATAGAGCGATTAACGCTCTTAAAAATACCGGTATCGAACTCGGTCAGGTTATACTTACCGCGGTTACTCCGATCTTAGAAAAACTCGCCACAGCTTTACAAAATTTAACAACGTGGTTTGGTAATCTGAGTCCGAAAGCACAACAGACGATCGTCGTTATTCTCGCGATTGTGGCGGCGATCGCGCCGTGTCTGATCGCTATCGGTAAGGTCGTCTCAATCGTTGGTAAATGTGTAACCGTTTTCGGTCAAATGTCAGGATTTATCTCCGGTACACTTATCCCGGCGATAAGCGCGATCGGCGCGCCGGTAATCGCTATCGTTGCGGTTATAGCCGCTCTCGTTGCGGCTTTTGTCCATTTATGGAAAACAAACGAGGATTTTAGAAACAAAATTACAGAAATTTGGAATGGGATCGTTTCAAAGTTTAAAGCGTTTTTCTCAGCGATCGGCGAACGTCTGAGCGCTCTCGGTATCACTTTCGATAGTGTCGGAGCGGCGATCAAGGCGATTTGGGAGGGTCTTTGTAATTTTCTCGCTCCGATCTTTGAGGGTGCTTTTCAGGTTATCTCAGCGGTACTCGGTACCGTCTTAGACGTGATTGTCGGTCTCCTCGATTTCTTTATCGGTCTCTTTACCGGAAATTGGGAGCAATGTTGGACGGGCGTTAAAGAGGTATTCTCGGGTATTTGGAACGGGATCAAAGGAGTTTTCGACGGGATCCTTACCGCTCTTAAGGGTGCAGTTAATGTGTTCCTTAGTTGGTTTGGTACGGATTGGTCGACGGTTTGGACGAACATTAAAAACTTTTTCTCGAATATTTGGAACGGGATCAAGTCTTTCTTTACCGAAGTTATCAACGGTATTAAGTCCGTCGCGACGACCGTATTTACCGCGATCAGTACCTTTTTCTCTACGATCCTTAACACAATCGAGACCGTGTTTAGTACGGTTTGGAATGGTATAAAGACCGTCGTTACAACGGTTATCAATACTATTAAGACCACAATTACAACGGTCTTTAATGCGGTCAAAGATACGATTACGACTGTTTGGAATACGATCAAGACAACAATCACGACCGTTATCAATACCATAAGTCAGACAATCTCGACCGTATGGAATACGATCAAGACGACGATCTCAACGGTAATCAATACGATTTGGGACACTATAAAAACCGTATGGAATAATATTTTACTGAGTATTACTGAGATCATTGTCGGTATTCAGAATATAATCAGTAATATTTTCAACGCTATTAAGAATTTCCTGAGCGGAAATACTGAGGCGGCGAAACAGAATATTGTCAACGCGTGGACGACAGCGAAAAACCTCGTTACCTCTTTAGTTGGAAACTTGAAAAATACGATCACAACCGTTTTCAACGCAATTAAAACCGTTGTGACAACCGTCGTCAATGCAATTAAAACCGTTATTACGACCGTTTGGAACGGCATTAAGACAACGGTTACAACCGTCGTCAACGGTATTAAGACAACAATCTCCACAGTATTTAACGCGATCAAGTCGACCGTTTCCTCAGTTGTGAACGGTATTAAGTCCGCGGTTACAACCGGTTTTAATGCGATCAAGTCCGGCGTTTCGTCGGCGGTCAATGGAGCCAAGAGCGCGGCGACCTCAGCTTTCAACGCTATTAAGTCGGGTATTTCCTCGGCTATGAACGGCGCTAAGTCGACCGTTTCCTCGGTTTGCTCCGGTATCAAATCCACAATGTCGAGCGCGTGGAACTCGGCAAAGTCAACCGTTACGAACGTTTTCGGTCAGATCGGCTCGACTATGAAAAGTAAGTTGACTTCGGCTAAGTCCGGAATTACGTCGGCTTGCTCGAGTATCAAGTCCGGTATGACGAACGTCTTTAGTAACGTTAGTAGTACGTTTAAAAATATCGGCTCAAATGTTATCAACGGTATTAAGTCCGGTATCTCGAGCGCGGTTTCAGGTCTTTATGATAGTATTAAAAGCTCTCTTTCAGGCTTAGTCTCTAAGGCTAAAAGCGCTCTTGGTATTAACTCGCCGTCTAAGGTGTTCGCTGAGTCCGTCGGCGCTTGGATCCCGTCAGGTATTGCCGCCGGTATTGAGGATAACGAGGACGACGCGACCGACGCGGTCGAGGAAATGTCCGAGCAATTAACCGATCAGGCGGAGGAGTTAAACGGTGCTACAATCAACAGACAGTTATCAACGACCTTTAGTCCGAAATTTGAGCAAAAAGGCGACACAATGAGCGATCTCCTCGACGCTTTCAAAGAGTACGGAGAGAAAGTAATTTCGGCGTCTAAGCGTCAAATCGTACTCGATACCGGCGTTCTCGTCGGCGAGACAGTCGATAAGATCGACGCGGCTTTAGGTACAAACTATGAGTTAAAGGCAAGGGGGGTATAATCCATGAGTTTAAGAGGTTTCACTATCGGAGACTATCATACGGGCGAGGATTGGAGCATGATCTTAAATTCTAAGGATCTGACTCCGGCTGAGCCGAAAACTTATCTCGTCGACCTCGACGGACGCGACGGCTCTCTCGATCTCTCAGAGAGCCTCGCCGGAGAGGTCAAGTATAAAGACCGAACACTTAAAGCCGGGTTTATCCTTACAGAGGGTACCCGGCGAGAGCGTGAGGACTTATTACGCGAGGTTACGAACTATATCAACGGTAAAAAGAGAAAGATCGTCGATCCTGACGATCTCAATCATTACCTCGTCGGGCGTATCAAAATTACCGGTCTGACTAATAATCAGGCTTACGGTACTCTTACGATCGAGGCGACTTGTGAGCCTTGGCGATACCTGAAAGACTCTATCTCGAGATATTATCCGGTAAACGCTAAGTCAACGGCTCCGGTTAAATTGGTCTTTTTCAATCGTGGAGCGAAAACGGTTTGTCCGACCATTACGGTAACGGGTATCGTTACGATCATTATTGAGGGAGTCGCGACTCAGTTATCCGCCGGATCTTACAAGATTACAGATCTTAAACTATACTCCGGAACGAATGACGTCAGCGTTTACGGCTCCGGATCCGTTACTTTCTCATACGAGGAGGCGGATCTTTAATGTATAAAATTTACGCTGACAATACCCTAATTTACGATAGTACGGTCGACGATTACAAGATCGGTAAGGGAGATATTTCCCTCGAGATTGGTAAAGCCGGATCGTTTGTTTTTTCCATGTACCCGGATAATCCTTATTACGACAAGATCGTAAAAATGAAAACTATAATCAAAGTCTATCGCGACTCAGAAATGATCTTTAAGGGTCGAGCGCTTAAGGCGGAGGATAGTTTTTATAAGTGTCGAGTCGTAACGTGTGAGGGCGCTCTCAATTTTTTAAGAGACTCGATTATCAGACCTTACACTTTTTCCGGATCTCCGGTTACATTTTTTAATAATCTGATTTCTCAGCATAACGCGCAAGTGGACGCCGAGAAACAGTTTGTCGTCGGTCAGATTACGGTCGTCGATAATAACGACTATATCGCGCGAAATAATACGTCTTGGGACACGACTCTTAGTAATATCGAGAGTCGACTCCTTAACGATATGATCGGCGGTTATGTTCACATAACGTATAACGCCGCCGGTCAGACCGTTATCAATTACTATGATGATTTTCCGACAAAGTCCTCACAGTCGATCGAGTTTGGAGAAAACCTCAAAGATTTTACCAAGACGGCTAACGCCGAGGATATAGCGACGGTTATTATACCTCTCGGGGCAAAATTGAAAGACGCTGAGGGAAACGATACAGACGAGTATCTTACAATCAGTAGTGTAAATGGCGGTAAGGACTCAATCGAGGACGCCGCCGCGATCGCGGTCTATGGTCGTATAACCAAAGTGGTTACTTTTGAGGACGTAAACGTCGCCTCTAATCTTAAGACAAAAGGACAAGCGTATCTTAACGAGGTTATTAACCAAAATATCACAATCGAACTTAACGCGGTCGATCTTCACTTACTGGATCGGTCGATCGAGTCTTTCCGCTACGGAGAATATATCCCGGTCGTGTCCGCTCCTCACGATCTTAACGTCGTTATGTTGTGTAAAAAACAGACGATCTCACTCCTTAAGCCGGATAACGACTCGATTACGTTAGGTTATACTTATACGTCTTTCACCGAGACAACCGCTAATAGTAATAAGTCGGCGACGTCTGTAAACAATCAGATCGCCTCGCTTATTGTATCGGTTACAAAAACCGAGTCGGCTATTACTGAGGTTAATACCAAGGTGGATAATACCTCCTCGGAGATCCAAGTCACGACCGAGGATCTCGCGGCGGTGGTTAAAGTCTGTCAGGATTTAAACGTCCAAGTCTCCGAAAATACGGAGGATATATCTCAGTTACAAGCGGACGTCGAGTCAATAAGTACGGCGGTTAGTGACGCAACGAAAACGGTAACGGCTATGAAAGAAACCGTTGACGAGGTCGAGAAGTCGAACGCCGCCGCCGTCAAAACTGTAAACGGTATGAACGACCGAGTAACTTCATTAGAGGCGCTCGGTCTTTTTGTCGGAGAGGACGGTTTTATTTATCAAAGAGAGGAGGACTCGTAACATGACTGACGCAATCATTACGGCGTTTATAACCGGAGGCGTTACCCTGATCGTATGCTTACTTAATAATCATTTTCAGGCTAAAGCCGCCGAAAAGAAACACGACGAAACGATCGCTCTAATTGATTACAAGTTAGAGGAGTTGACGAAAAGAGTTGACAAGCATAACAACGTAATCGAGCGAACTTATAAACTCGAGGAGTCGACCGCGCTCATTGAGGAAAAGATCAAAGTCGCTAATAATCGGATTAAAGATCTCGAGGAGCGACCGCATGATTAACGAGCGCCGCAAGAAAAAACGTAAATCGTCTTATAGTGTATGGCTTAAGACCTTTACAAAAAAGGCGGTCGCTCTGATCCTTGGTGTATGTTTGCTCGATCTTCAACTTTCATACGTTCTCGCTTTTATGGGGCGAGAAGTTATAGCCGAGTCGTTATCCTCGACAATCGCTGAGACGGTTATCGGAGTAATGATCGGCTATTTCTTTAAGGCTTTATTTGAGACGTTTTTCGAGGAGCGCGAGAAACGCCTTAACAATAAAACGGATCCGGAGGACTCGGACGACGAGACTCCGGTCGGTTAAGGAGGTAAAAATCTATGGAAACTTTAAAACAGAAATTCAAAAATATTTTTTCACGAAAATTTTTGATCTCAGCGGCGATCGTTGCGAGCGGTATCGGTACGGCTCTTAAGACCGCAAATGATCCGGCGGTACAGATTACCGGTATCGTGGTCGCTTGTATTGCCGCTTGTATTTACTCCATTGTCGAGGGCATGGTTGACGCTAACTCGATCGAGGCAAAGATCGAGGAGGCAATCTCAGAAGTCAACAAAGTAAAAGAGGAGGCGAAAGACCATGAGTAAATTATACGCAAGTACAGTTATTAACGTGGCAAAGGGAGAGATCGGATATAAAGAGAAAGCCTCTAACTCTAATCTCGATAACAAGACCGCAAACGCCGGATCCGCAAACTACACCAAGTACGCGAGGGATTTCGACGAGAAATACCCTAATTGGTACAACGGTAAAAAGAACGGTTTCGCGTGGTGCGATATGTTCGTCGATTGGTGCTTTTTGACGGCTTTCGGTTATGCTAACGCGCTCTCGTTACTTTGTCAGTCTGAAAAGTCCGCCGGTGCCGGTTGTACTTACTCTTATTCTTACTATAAGAAAAAGGGTCAGACCGGTAAGAGTCCTAAGATCGGCGCTCAAATCTTTTTCGGAGCAAGTGAGAGCAATCTTACCCATACCGGATTAGTTTACAATTACGACTCAGCTAAAGTCTATACGATCGAGGGTAACACGTCCGATCAGGTCGCTTACAGAGAGTACGCGATCGGATCCTCTAAAATCTACGGTTACGGTTATCCGGCGTATGACGCCGAGACAACAACCTCTCAGACGGTCGCTAATACGTCCGGAGGTAAGGCAAGTACAACCGCTGAGCCTAAGACAATTTGGGATTACCTTTTAGGTAAGATCGGGAACGCTTACGGCGTCGCCGGTCTCATGGGTAATCTTTACGCCGAGTCCGCGCTCAATCCGTCCAACTTACAAAACTCTTTTGAGTCTAAACTCGGTTACTCCGATACGACTTATACCGCCGCCGTTGATAACGGATCCTATACCAACTTTGTTAAGGACTCCGCCGGTTACGGCTTGGCTCAATGGACGTATTACACTCGTAAACAAGCGCTCTTGACTTACTGTCAGAGTAAGAAAGCCTCGGTCGGTAATCTTACGGCTCAGCTTGAATTTTTATATAAGGAGTTGAGCGAGTCCTATAAGACAACCCTCAACGCCTTAAAGAACGCGACGAGCGTAAAGGCGGCAAGTGACGCCGTCCTGACTCAGTTTGAGAGACCGGCGGATCAGAGCGACGCCGTAAAGACTAAGAGAGCCTCTTACGGCAAGACGTACTATGATAAGTACGCAAGCGGTAAAACTGAGACAACGACTCAGACAACAACCTCGACGACAACGACTAAAGTCTATAAGATTGAGTCCGCCTCGAGTAAGGAGTCCGGTCACGGTAAAGGTAAGAAATTTAAAGTAACGACCGGTCTTAATTTCCGTACCGGCGCCGGTATAAATAAGACAAAGATCCGCGTACTTGATCAGGGCGAGTCCGTGACTTGGTACGGCTATTACACAACCGTAAGCGGCGTTAAGTGGTATCTCGTCGTTGACAAGAACGGTCAGACCGGCTTTGTTTCTTCACAGTACCTCGCCTGACGCGCTGAGTGCCTCGAGGACGCGTTTTAGCGACTTGGGCGATAAAGTGTAAGGGTAAAATTAAAAAGCCGTCTGAGGGCGAAAATAAGGCTCTCAGACGGTTGTCATATTGTAAAGACTGACCTCCGGGATTATAATATCTCGGAGGTCTTTTTTTGTGCCTATTGCAAAACAAAAAAATCGTAACTTACGGTTAAAACGGTGAAACACGATTTTTTGTTGTGCGATAATTAAAACGACCAAGTGATCTCGATCGTGTCGGCGCTTATGTCTATTCTTTTTATTAAACTCGTAACAATGCCTCGCGTCCTCTCAATGTCTCCCTCGTCGATATAATACTCCATTCTTTCGACGCGATCTAAAATCTCGGTGTCGGTCATTGTGTCAGATCCGCTCTTTTGAATGGTCTCGATCTGACACTTAAGACTCTCACTCTCCGTTGAAAGAGTTTCTATTTTTTCTTTTATCGTCATAATATCAATATTATCAAGTGTGTATAAATCCATATAACGAGAGATCCTGATCTCGTTATTACGGATCCTCTCCTCGAGGATTTCTATTTTTTCGGTATTATCTGAGGTCTCAGTTTGGGATCGTACCTTTTTCATAAACTCCGGATCAAGACGGAGTTTTTTTATTTGTCCGAGTACAATTTCCTCTATTTCAGATCTTGGATAAGCGCCTCCGGTACAACCGGTCTTTTTCTTATTGAGGCAAGTAATATTTCTAAATGTCTCGCCGGTCGATCGTTTCGTCCAATATCTCGAGATCATTTTACCGCCGCAAATGCTACAATAACAAAGACCGGTTATCGGACTCACTCGGTTACTAAAATTTAAGTGTGTAACATCAGTACGAGCCGACTCCTCGAGTTTGGCTTTTGTTTTATTCCACTCCTCTTGTGAGATAATAGCCTCATGATCTCCGGGGTAATAAGTACCGTTATACTCTATAAATCCGGCGTAAGTCGCTCGAGTAAGGATCTGACGGACAGTTGTCCTCGTATAAAGACCGTATGAGGAGGAAATTTTTTCTTTTCTTAAGTCCGACGTAATCGCGGTTATTGTACGACCTGAGAGATATTCTCTAAAAATCCTTTTAACAATTTCAGCCTCGTAAGGATCCACTCTCAAAACATTATCATTATTGTAACGATACCCGATCGGGACGTTACCGCCTCCGCGCCATAGTCCGGACTTGGCTCTACCCTCGCGACCTATCGCCATACGTTCTTTAATTTGCTCTCGCTCTAACTGAGCAAAAACGGAAAGGATCCCGATCATAGCACGACCGAGCGGCGTACCGGTATCAAAATTTTCTGTCATACTTACAAAGTCGACGTTGTTCTCGAGAAAAACGTCCTCGATCAGATAGAGCGTGTCTTTCTGAGATCGGCTCAGACGATCCAACTTGAAAACGACAACTTTATTTATTTTACCGGCGGTAACGTCCGAGATTAAAGAACTCAATCCGGGACGCTCTATCGAGCCGCCGGAGAAACCCGGATCAGAGTAAACCTTATAAACGATCCAATTTTGAGCCTGACAATATTTAACGAGGCGGTCGTTTTGTTCGCTAATCGAATAACCCTCGGAGGCTTGCTCCTGAGTGCTTACTCGGATATATACACCAACGACGATCCTCTCCGGTATTTCTGTTATTTTCATAATTAGTACCACCTCCGCAACAGAATAACAAAAACTTTTGCAACTCTTTATATATTTCTTTTTGTGTTCTCTTATATATACTTATTATAATTTTTTCTTAAGAATTAAAAATAAAAATGTGATTGTGTTACCTATCCTCAAAAAGTCCCGTAAAATCAAGGGTTTAGAGGATAACAAAAAGGGTAACAAAACGCTTTTCGATTTTGTTACGGTTTCGAGTTTTTGTTACGAGTGGACTCGATAAAAAAACTCGATTACTCAGCCGGTTTTGTTACGACGTTGGTTTTGTTACCCATTTTGTTACGCGTTTTGTTGTTATTTCTCGAGTAGAGAGGCGATCCGGTCAAGCTGACGGATCAATATAAAGTTTTGCTCGACGATCGCTCTCTGATAGTACAGTTGATTTTTCAAAACGTCTTTCTCGTTACCACCTCCGAGAGCGATACCCAACTCCATTAAGCCGGTACCGCTTAACTCACTTACGATCTTTCTTACTGACGCTATGTCCTCGGCGTTAGTAAGATTTTGGAGTCCGTACTTTTCGAGTAACTCGCGCTCCTTACGAGCCTCCTTTTCTTCCTTGGTCTCTTTCTCTTTGCCTCCAAATAATGCCATTTTTTTAACCCTCCATTCCTAATCTTAATTTTATCAGATCCGGATCGTAACCATAGACCCGGGAAAGCTGATCGACGGTAAAGTCTCCGTAATACCGGAGATCCTCGGACGAGATCAAAAGATTAACCGCGAATAAATTAGCCTCTTTTTCGTATTTAACCGTATTGAGAGAGGTATATGTATTTATAGCGAAAGTGTTCGTCCGTTTGTGTAAAATCAGGTGTCCCAACTCGTGAGCACATACGAGGCGGCGCTCATGCTCCGGGAGATCTGAGTCAATGTAAATTAGATTGTTTCTTTGAAAATATTGGTAAAATCCCCTAACTCCTTTAAGTGGAGCAAACACGACGATCGTATTAAAGTAGTCGGCTAATTCAAAAGGGTTTCGCGTCCCATATTTTCTAATTAAGCGATTAACGATCTTTTCTATGTTCATTCAATCAGTCCTTTTTGTATTTCTTAGGGGTATATTTTTCTTTATTCTTTTTCTTTGCTAACTCGAGTCCGATAGTCATAGCGTCGACGATAGACTGTATACTTTCAGCGTCAGCCGGTACGCCGTCGAACATTAACCCGTCTTGGGCGAGGAGTTGTTTCGTTTGATTTATAATCAGATCAATATCTTTTTGATCTCGAGTCGTGAGAGGAGTCTCCGGTATTTCTTCCATACGGTCAGATTTTCCGAGGATCCATGAGGGATTAACTCTCAGGGCGTGAGAGATCGCCTCGATTACCGGGAGTTTCATACTCTTAAAATCTCCATTTTCGTAACGGTGGATAGTTGCTTTATGTACGCCGATCTCCTGAGCTAATTCCTCAGCGCTTATATTGAGAGACTCGCGTCTTTCTTTTATTCTTTTACCTATCTGTTTAATATCCATAAAAACGCCTCCTTATTAGTTATTTGATATTTATATTTTATCGCGCAACGCAATAAAAATCAAGAGAAAATCGTCGCGTTTTATGAACAGTTTGAAAATTTTTTGAAAAAAGTCGCGTAACGCGCTTGACAAATCTAATTTCAAGTTGTAATATAAACTTGCGACGCGAAAACGCGACACGCAAACGCAAGACGCGCCGCCCTGAACCTTGACAACTTAATCTTTCCTCGGACGGAGTAACGACCCGTAAGGTGTAATATCGTAAGCCACCTGAATAAGTCGAGTCACGAAATAGCAAAAAGGAGGTGTAATCATGGTAAACACGAACAAAATTAAAGCGCGTATGATCGAGTTAAACCTCAATCAGACCGAGGTCGCGGCTCAGATCGGGATCGCTCAGTCGACGTTTAATCAGAAGATCAACAACGCTCGACCTATGTTTTTGGAGGAGGTCGAAAAGTTACAAGAACTCCTCAATATTGATAATGCCGATTTTGGCGAATATTTTTTTTATCACGGAGTCGCGTAACGCGACGTACTGACCGTTACACGATCCGTAATGTAAGAGCGGACGGATCCGTTATCGAGGATCTTACCGCCGTAATCGTACCGGTGTCGACCGGTGTTTATAATTTTCTTATGGAGGCTTAACTATTATGAGTAATAAAAGATTTTTTCTTTGTGACGTAGAGGTTACAAAGTTTCGTCGTCAGCCTCAATCAGTACGAGGAGCGATTACCGCTCTTGACGTAAAGATCGAGGAGTTTCAGGATCGGATCAATTCGAGCGAGAAATATTGTCAGACTCAGCGCGCTTTCGGAGAACTGAGCGAGATTGTCGGCGAGTTAAAGTTTATGTATCTGAGTGGAATTATCACAGCGACCGAGTACAGAAAAATTTATTGTAATCTGACCGGTACCGAATATGAAGAGGACTTAGCATGAAACAGTTTAAGGAAAAAGATCGCGTTGTATTGAATGAAAGCGCACACGTTGAAATTAACGGCAAGGATCAGACCGGAGTCGTCGGTACTGTCCTTAAGGTCTTTGAGGATCTCGACGTTGCTATCGTTGAATTTGAGGACATACCGGTAAAGGTTCCCGTACATATTCTCGAAAAGTACGATCCTAATAAGGAGCGTAACGAGGAGGACAAGCCGGAGGAAAAGATCATAATCACGCGAGATCAGTTTTTTAAGGCGGTCGCTCAGGCTACTAACCCGGTACACTTAAGCGAGCATACCGGCGGAAAAATGAAACCGGAGACGCTTATCTTACTCGGTATCGCGAGTAGTATCGTTTGTAAGGACGTCGAGCGGATCCTTTTCGGAGACAATGATTAAGTTATACCGACACCAAGAGATCGCGTTATCGTATTTCCGGACTAACGACTCTTTCGCTCTTTTCGCTGAGCCGGGTTGCGGTAAAACCCTCCCGTCGCTCTTTCGTTTGTTGGATCTGATTAAGAGCGGCAAAATTGAGACGGCTTTAGTTGTCGCGCCAAAGTCCGCGCTCGGAGCATGGACGAGAGATCTCGAAAAGTTTAACGATTGGGACGCGGAGATTTTGAGATCCTCGATAACCTTTATCAATTACGATAAGGTTTGGAGAGGCGGAGATAAGAGCGCTTTCAACCGGGAGTACGGGAGTATAATCCTCGACGAGTCCCACAACATAAAAAACCGGACAAGTCAGAGATCGAAATTTCTCCTCTCGCTTGCGTGTCAGTCCAAGTATAACTATATCCTGACCGGTACGCCGATCGCTAACGGCGCCCTCGAGGATATTTGGTCTCAGATCACTTTCTTAAGTCCGTACAAAGAACGCGGTCGAGTGTATGGTAACATTTGGCGCGACGAGTGGACGGCTCGAGATCCTGAGACAAAGTACAAAGGGACTTATTACGAGTTTCTCGACCGGTACTGTATTCTCAATATGTATCATAAGCCGTCAAGTTATGTCAGGGTTAAGGAGTTACAAGAGATCGTCAATAAGTATTCGTACCGGGTTAAGAAAGTCGATTGTCTCGATTTACCGGACAAGTTACCGGACGAGATCGTCTCCGTTGAATGTGGAGAAAAGGCGCTCTATAAGAAGTTGGCGACAGAGTCCGCGCTCCTCGAGTACGAGATCCTCGCTGATAATCCGCTGAGCCGTCTTATCAAACTCCGTCAAATGTGCGCCGGTCATATAACAACCGAGGACGGTCTTATCGAGTGCAAGTGTGAGAAACTCGCCGTACTCGACGAGATCCTCGACAGTTATCCGGAGGATAAAAAACTCGTTATATTTGCCGAGTTTAAATATTCGATCGGTAAGATCGCGGAGTTACTGAAAAAGAAAAAAATCCGTTTTGTCACACTCGACGGGGATCAGAAAAATAAGGAGATTTGGAGAGACTTTCAAGCCGACCCAAAGATCCGGATCATTCTCTGTCAGTATCAAAGCGCTAACGCCGGGATCGACCTTTTCGCGAGTGACACGATCATATATTACGAGCCGACGACGAGGTCGGTCGTACTCGAGCAAAGTCGAGATAGGATCCACAGATCCGGACAAACTCGCGCTTGTTCTTATATCCACCTCTTGACAAAGGGGACGGTCGAGGTCGACATATACCGCGCCCTCGCCGGTTATCAGGATTTCAGCGAAAGATTTTTCGTCGAGTATATCAACTCGTATCGAAAGAGTTTCACAAAATAATTTTTTTAACATTGAGTCGCGTTTTCGCGTCTCAGATTGGAGGTTTAACTTAATGAGTGCAACTAATAGAGGGGCGGTAAGGCGTGAGTCCGATTTTTACGCGACGCCGCTCGAGAGTATTTACTCTTTCCTCGATAACTATTGTGACATAAAACCGACGGATCATATTCTCGAGCCGAGCGCCGGTAATGGCGCGGTTTTAAACGCTCTCAGGACTCGCGGTTTTCATAATAAAATTACCGCCGTTGAACTCAGAGAGGAGGAAAAGGATCTTTACTTTTTTGCTGACGAGGTTATTTATTGTGATTTTCTCACAATGGAGACCGATCGACGTTATGACGTCATTATCGGTAATCCACCTTATTCACTCGCTCAGGAATTTATCGACAAGAGTCTTTCTCTTTTGAGTCCCGGAGGACGGCTAATATTTTTACTCCGGACAAATTTCCTCGAAAGTGAAAAGCGTTTCAAGTGGTGGCAAGACAAGATCCCAAGCGGTCTTTATACGCTCCATAAGAGACCAAGTTTTACCGGAAAAGGAACGGACGCAACCTCTTATAGTTGGTTTGTTTGGAAACGTCAGACAGACGGACAGACAGACGGACAGACAGACAGACAATAAAGATTATTTAGGGGAGGCGATTTTATGAGGAGTGAGTTTCCCGATACTTTTAAGATCGTGTACCCGTCCGGATCAATGGAGTTGTATTATTGCTCAGTATTTCCGGCGGCTAAGACATGGCTTAATAAGTTACTTAAGAAAGTCCTCGCTCTTGACTATGAACACGAGAAACAGATCCTCGAGGAGATCGCCGAGTACCTCGAGTACAATATCGCGAGAACCGAGAGCGAGAAAAAGCCTTTAGCAAACGCGGCGGTCAATGCTAAACAGAAAGTCTCAGACCTGAAAAGACAGATCGAAAGTCGAAAGCGTCCGAACGGTTTACCGATTTCGAGAGGCGAGGTCAAGGATCTTAAAAAAGACCTCGCGAGTTTTAAGTATGACGCTCAGACGGCGGAGAGGCTTTTTAATAAAAATCTCAAAGACAATCAGAGGTATAAAGAAAATCTGATAGTGATCCGCGAGAGATTGGAGGCGGTAAGATGAAATATTGTAAAGAGTGCGGTTGTATCATGCCGGATAATCACGAGGCGGATCTCTGCGAGTGTTGTCAGGACGACCGCGCCGAGGGAGAGGAGGACGATACAAGTTGACGGTTTACATATACGATATTGAGGTTTTCTCGGACGATTGGATCGTCGTCTTTCGTAATCCTGACTCCGAGGACAATCATATCGTTATACACAATGACAACTATCATTTAAGAGCGTTTCTCGATCAACCTGAGATAGTGATCGGCGGTTTCAATAATAAGCATTACGACGATTGGATCGTCCTTACAATGATCCAAGGAGGATCAAACGTCGAGGTCAAGCGTCACAATGATTTTATTATCGGCGGCGGTAACGGGTGGGAGTTTCCTTTTGTGCAATATCAGAAAAAGCCTTTTCAGTCGTTCGATCTGAGAGACGATATAGCCGACAAGGGTATCTCGCTTAAGGCGATTGAGGGTAATATGTATCTCCCGATCGTTGAGTCGTCCGTACCTTTTGACATTGATCGACCGTTGACTCCGGACGAACTCGAGGAGGTAATTCGGTATTGTAAAAACGACGTCGACGCAACCGTCAAACTCTATCAGGCTCGCGACGAGTATATAACCTCAAAGAAGATCGTCGGCAATATGTACGGCGTACCTGAGTCTGAGGCGCTCGGTCTGACAAACGCCAAACTTTCGGCGAGAGTCCTTAACGCGAAACACGCCTCGAGAGACGACGAGCGAGACTATCACTTACCGGAGTGTTTAGATCCTGATCTGATCCCGGCTGAGGTCTTATCGTTCTTTATGCAAATCCGAGATCTTTCGATCCCGTCGACAAAACTTTTCGGAACGGGAAAGCAAGGATCTAAGGGAATGACTCTCGACGTATGGATCGAGACCGGCGGCGGACGGTGTCCGGTTACTTACGCTTGGGGCGGTGTGCATGGTGCTAAACCGGCTTTTACGGCTGAGGCGACCGGCGATCTACTGATCGTAAACTATGACGTTTCGAGCCTATATCCTAACAGTATGATAAATTTCGGATATTGCTCGCGGTCTATGGAGGATCCGGACGCTTATAAGAAGTTGGTACAAACACGACTCGCCGCAAAGAAAGCCGGGGACAAAGATAAGGCGACGGTGCTTAAGTTGGTGGTTAATACCGTTTACGGCGCTATGCTTAATCAGTATAACGATCTCGCGGATCGGCGCTCCGGTCGCTCGGTATGTATCACAAATCAGTTAGCAATGACACAACTTATCGTAATGCTCGGTCGGAGGTGCGAGACGATCGACTTTATCAATATCAATACCGACGGTATTATGTTCTTTATCGACCGCCGAGAGGACAAGATCTCGAGTCAGATCGTCGACGATTGGTGTAAGATTACCGGCTTTGAAATGGAGCGAGATGATTTTTCCAAGGTTTATCAAAAAGACGTCAATAACTATATCGGTATTAAGACTAACGGCAAAATGAAAACCAAGGGCGGTTATGTCTCCCTTTATAACGGTGGAGATTTTAAGACCAACTCTTTACAGATCGTACACAAAGCCGTTGTCGAGTATTTGGTAAACGGTAAGTCGCCGGAGGAAATAATCAACGGCGAGACGGACGTCTTTAAGTTTCAAAATATAGTAAAGACCGGAGGTACTTTCGAGGGGTCTTATCACTATATAAACGGAGAGTTGACGCCGATCCAAAAGGTCAACCGGCTATACGCCGTCAGTAACCCGATTTACGGTCAGGTCGTAAAAAGAAAATGGGTAACGGAAAAGCGCAAGAAAGACAAGGCGACCGGGAAAATGATCTCGGAGCCGGTCGAGCCTCATTGGGAATATACGACGATCTCGGAGTGTCCGGATCATACGTTTATTGATAATGAGAATACACTCGGCGTCGCTGATCTCGATCGTGCTTATTACGTTGCTATGGCGAAAGACCGTATCAACAAATACGTTAATCTCGATCCAAAGGTTAAACGGAAGATCGAAAAAATTAAGGAGGTAATTACAATTATGGCAGACAAGACCACCGAGGCGACAAGCCTCAACATTTACGGTAAGATCCTCGAGGCTCGAAAGCGTTTCCTCGAGACCGGTATCAAAAAGACCGGAGTCAATCGTTACGCCGAGTATAAGTATTTCACACTCGACGACATTATCCCGATCAAACAGAGTATCTTTCAGGCGCTCGGACTTTCCGACGTTATCTCGTTCACTAACGAGGCGGCAACCCTGACGATCTTTAATGTCGACGCTCCGGAGGAGACGATCTCTTTCTCCTCGCAACTCGCGCCGGACGAGTCCCTCATTAAAAACCCTATTCAGAAAGTCGGTGCTATTCAGACTTACGTCAGACGTTATCTTTATATGTTGGCTCTCGATATTATCGAGTCCGACGGTATCGAGGAGACAACGGATAAGCCGGTCGACGAGGATCATAAGCCGGTACAGACGACCGCCAAGAAAAGCAACCGTCCGGCAACTCCGGAGGAGCGCGCCGAGGTTAAAGGCGATCTGATCGACAAGGGAGGCAACGCGACCGAGACTCAGGTTAAGGCGATCAAGAACGGTCTTAAAAAGCTGAGAGCCAAGGACGGCGAAAAGTACGAGAGTTACGTTAAGGAGACAGTATCTCGCCTGAAAGCCGGACTCACTAAGACCGAGGCTGAGGAGTTGCTTATCGAGATCGGTAAGAAAGTCGAGGAATAATTTTTTTAACATTGAGTCGCGTAACGCGACAAGGAGGTGTCAGTTATGTATCTTAACGTCGTTTGTTTGAAATGTGGTAAGACGATCCCTTTTCAGAGCGAGGTACCTTACTCCGTCGATAAGATCGGCGAGAGTTGGAACCTGATTACAGACGAAAACAACGGTCAGATCATTTCGATTAGAGGATTGGAGATCGCGTCTATTTGCTCTCAGGACGTCGAGAAACTCGATAAAAAGGTCGAGCCTAAGAGAAATACGCCGACCAAGAAAAACGGCTCTAAGGCGCGTTTTAGCGCCTCTAAGGGCAACAATTAAAAATCATTATGGAGGTCTAACACTATGGAAGTAATCAGAAAAGTAAAGTCCGATATTGAGGTCGGAGCATTGGTCGAGGAGATCCGCAACGGATCCCATAAGGAAAAGTATCAGGTCGGCGATATTCTCATGATCGGAGATATTGCTCACGTCATTATCGGTATGGACGTCGAGGAGGGTTTCGCCCACTCTATGACGGTACAGAGACACGATAAGATCAGAGATCACGTTTTCGCCGAGAACGGTCGCAACGATTACGGTAAGTCTGACGTCAGGGCGTATCTCAACGGCGAGTATAAGGACGAACTCCCGGAGGAGTTTGTCGAGGCGGTTAAGCCGGTACAGATCGACGGCATGGAGGGCGAGGATCTGTTTTTCCTCCTTTCCTCCGACGACTTGGATCTCGAGGATAGTAAGTACCCGTTTTATCATTCTCGCGCTAATCGTACTCATTACGACGAGGACGGTTTCGCGGCGTGGTGGTGGCTCCGCGACCCGTATACGGGTAACTCTTGCGTTGCGCGTTATGTCTACACGACTGGTTATATCTACGACTACGGCCTCGCGTACGGCAGTTACGGCGTCGCTCCGGCTTGCATTATTGCATAATCTTTCATTTGCGCTCGAAAGAGCGCACTAAACCAAAAGGAGGCTAACTATATGGAATTTTTGGAAAATAACCGGATCAAGGTTGATCCGCCTAAGAAACCTAAGAAATTAACCGCGACACGTTTCGCGACGATCCTCGGTCTTAACGCTTGGGCGTCTCCGTTCGCGGCATGGTGTGAAATGACTCGTACTTACGAGGAGCCTTTTACCGACTCGATCTATACGGTCGCCGGTAAGATCATTGAGCCTAAGATCTGCGAGTACCTGAGAAACCGTTACTTTATGGATATTAAGAGTCCGACGGACGTATACGGTCAGGATTATTTTAAGAAAACATGGGGCGACTTTTTCCCGGACGTTGAGGGTCTCGGCGGTATGTGGGACTTTCTCGGAGACGATTTCGTCGTCGAGGTTAAGACCACCAAGCGCGCGGAGGATTGGAAAGGCGTTGACGGAAAACCGGAGCCGCCGATCTATTACAAATTACAAGCCGCTCTCTATGCTTATTTGCTCGGTTTCGACGACGTTGTAATGACTTGCTCTTTCCTCGAGCCGTCAGATTATCCGATCGAGGACGCCGGTAAGTTTGACGTTACGCCGACTGAGGCTTTCGTCCCGTCCGTGGATAATACGGTCGTGATTGAGTTTAAAGTCTCCGAGGAGTTTCCGACGTTTAAGGAGTCTTACATTGATCCGGCTATGAAGTTTTGGAGAGAAAACGTCCTTACCGGTATTTCGCCGGAGTTTGACGAGAAAAAGGACGCGGAGATCCTTAAGGTACTCCGTAAAAATATCGTCGAGCCGACGGACGACGCGATCGCTAAACTGATCGCCGAGGCGGATCGTTTACAGTCTCAGGTTGATAAAGCCGAGGCAAAGATCGCCGAGAAAAAAGATCGACTGAAAGAGATCGACGCGACCGTTAAAAAGCACATGACCGGACTTTTCCGTCCCGGCGATGAGAAAGTCGAGACCAAGGGTAAAAAGTATGTATGGACTCTTACAAAGAGCGCGAGATCCTCGGTCGATACGACCGCCCTTAAGAAAGATCTCCCGGACGTGGCTAAGAAGTACACAAAGACGAGCGATACTTACACTCTGAAAAAGAGTGAGATCGTTCCGGAGGCTTAGGATATGGATCGGCTCGATATGGCTCTCGATCTGATCCGCGAGGCTCAGGTCGAAAAGGAAAATCTTACAAAGTACGCTGAGGAGTACGCAAAACTCCCGGCGTACTCGGATCCGAATTATTGGACGGCTCTCCGGGAGTTGGATCGCAAGTATAAGCGGACTCCGAAAAAGTCGGTCGTCAATGATAATTTGAAAATTGCTCGCCGGATCTTACTCGACGAGTATATGTGAGGAGGTGGAAAGTATGCGCAAACTGAAAAGATCCGTCGCTCATGCGAATATGAGACGTAAAGGCTATACCGGCGTTAATAAGAAACGCGCCGGAGAGAGTTTCTTTAGTAAGCATTGGAGAGAATTTATCTAAGGAGGTAAAGATTATGAAGTTTGAAAAATTTTTTAAGGCGGTCGGTACTCATGGTCTGATCGTGAAAAGATCTGAGGTCGAGAGTTGGCTTGTTTGCGGTGGTGTTGGTATGAAGATCCCGGACGGGGTTAATAACCTCGGTATCTCTCAGGCTCCGGACGCTATGTTTAAGGCGATTATCCACTCGGAGACGAGCGACGATCTCCTCGTACTGAAAGAGGCGATCTTACATGATCCGGAGGGCAAGGCGGCGGATATTATCCGCGTTTTTGAGTCCGAACTCGGCGACCGCGTCGGTATTTATAACGGCTCTTACGGTCTCCTCGAAAAGAAAGATCTTTTGACCTATCTCGAGATTGAGGACGACTCTCAGGAGGACGACGTTAAGACTTGTAAGTATATCGTCGTACTCGACCACAGTAAAAACATTGTCGGATTTATTAAGGGATCCGACGAGATCTAAGAAAGTGAGGATATAAAACTATGGCAAAAATGAAACTCAGCGAAAGCACTTTTACTCTGATCCCGGAGGGCGTTACCACTTTTAAGGTTATGGAGGTTGACGACTCCAAGTATGAGGATTTCGGAAAGTTGTCCGTCAAATTACAGACGGCAAAGGGGGAAGTACATACCGAGACTTTCTCGATCACTAAGGCTAACGGCGATCTTAACGAGGGCGCTCTTAAGGCGTGGTCTTATTTCGCTCGTACTTGCCTCGGTAATTTTCAGGCGGACGAGATCGACACTCAGGACATTGTCGGTTGCTATCTGACCGCAACGGTTAAACACGAGAAATTTACCCGTACTAAGGGAGATCGCGCCGGTGAGGAGGGTACAAGCGTCCGCCTCAATGATTACGCGACCGCGACCGGTTTCGGATCCGGTAAGGCTGATCCGGTTAAAGGCGCTATGAATGAGCCGGAGTCTGACGGAGACGACGATCTCGACGATTTCCTGAATGACTAAGCCGGAGACAAAACTCCAAGATAAGTGTATCGCCTATCTGAAAAAAAAGCGGATTTACTACTTGAATTTATACGGGGACGGGTTTTCCGGAAAAGGTAAACCCGATCTCCTCGCTTGTATCAATGGTAAGTTTGTCGCGTTCGAGTTAAAGGTCGGCGCTAACAATATGCAAGACGATCAAAGGATCCACAAACTCAGGATCGAGAGATCCGGAGGCTTGCATTTCTCGCCGTACACTTTGGAGGAGTTTATCGCGATTGTAAAGGAGGTATCTAAGGAATGACAACAGAGGATAGAATTACTCAGTTTAAAAAGTTTATGCCGATCCACACTCGTATTGATCTCGAGACTCTGAAAGAGATCGGTTTTTTTACCGCTCCGGCGTCGACCAAGTATCACGGCGCTTATACCGGAGGTCTTTTCGATCATTCGTTTCTGACGGCTAAGAGCCTCGTCGAATTGACCGAGAAACTCGGTCTCGAGTGGGAACGTCCGGAAAGTCCTTATATTGTCGGTATGTATCACGATCTTTGTAAGTGTGACAATTACGTCAAAGATCCGGAGTCCGGTAAGTGGATTTATAACCCGGCGATCATTATCCCGGGACATGGCGACAAGAGCCTGATTATCCTCGGTAAGTATTTTAATCTGACCGACGAGGAGATCGCTTGTATACGTTGGCACATGGGAGCGTATGAGACGGATCCGAAAATGTGGAATTATTACGGAGCGGCGATCGAGAAGTATCATAACGTACTTTTCACTCATACCGCCGATATGATTTCCTCAAAAATTCTCGGAGTATAACCCTAAACGATAAAAAGTATAGCCGGGGTCGGTAACAAAAAACGAGGAGGTTAAGGCTATGAGTTATACAAACGATCCAAGATATAACGCCTCGGGTTGTCTCGATCTGACGGCTTACGAGGCTGAGAAAAACATTGAGCGAGAGCGTAAAGCGGCTGAGAAAGACCGCGAGCGCCTCGATCGTGTTCTCGCGACGATCTTTTATATCTGCGATCTCGCCGGTTTTCATGTTGAGGGGCGGATCGTTTTCAAGGACAAAAAGACCGGTAAGATTTGGAGGTAAGAGATCATGGGAAATTTATCAAAACCGGAAAATGATCCGGTAAACAGACCGGCTCACTACACGGACGGTAAGATCGAGGTTATCGAGTATATCGAGGATAAACGCCTCGGCTTTTGTCTCGGTAATGCGGTCAAGTACATTTCGAGAGCCGGTAAGAAAGATCCCTCGAAAGAGATCGAGGATCTTAATAAGGCGATTTGGTACATAAATCGTCGTATCAAAGAATTATCAGAGGGAGGAGGTGCAACAAGTGATTAAATGGAGTGAATACTTAGACGTTTGGAGCAAAGTTAAGAGATCCGCTCGTACTACGATCGGCAAAGAGGGCGACGGCGCTTATCCGTCTGACTCTTGGAAAAAGACGATCCTCCTCGCGGAGCATAGTCCTATTAGAAAGATTAAATTTTCTTGGAAGTGGTGCGACCTGAAAAGTTGGATCTCAGTACATTTCGTAAGACACAAATACGGTATTGAGCATTGGGTTACAACTCAGCGATCAGACCGTACCGGAGTCGATCGAGATCATAGTCCACAAGGCGCGCTCGTCTCTCACGAGTGCGAGGCTAACGCTCAGGCGTTGATCTTTATTAGCCGTCGTCGTTTATGCTCTCAGGCTCACTCAGAGACGCGTAAAGCGTGGTTAGAGGTAAAGGCGGAGGTCGCTAAGGTTGATCCGGTACTCGCCTCGGTAATGGTGCCTGAGTGCATTTACAGAGGCTTTTGTCCGGAGTTTACAAGTTGTGGTTATGTCGATACCGAGGAATATAAAGAGGCGTTGAGACAATACCGAGAGAGGGGTTAGTACAATGCAATATATCATTTTGAACGGTAAGACTCCGACTCATAACTTTAAGGACGGTCAAGGCGTCAAGACGTGGGACGAGGTTAAGGATTTCGATAACGTGGCGGTCGTCGTGCCTAAAGGGTACGTCGTCCTCGATTTCGATACCACCTCCGAC